CTTGTATCTCTTACAAATATTTTAGCACTTCCAGTACCAGCTGCGGTTACATATCCAGATGCACCACTAGATTGACCTGTAATATATGCACCAGCAGGAAGTTGAGCAGCACTGAGAGGATTAGCAAGATGCAACTTTTGATATAATGTTACATCATAAACAAATAATGTAAATGGAGTTCTAGCAGATAAGTATTCTCCAGAAGTTAAATTAAAAGAATAGCACCTACAATCACCGATTCTTTCACCAGCAAGAGTAGTTCCATTAGCACCTAATCTTTGACTGTATAATTGTATTTCTCTTTTTATTGCAGGATGTCCGTAGACATTATTTACTTGAACTTGACTACCTAGATTATATGGAACAAAAGCATCTTCAACTTTACGAGTTGTTCTTGGTTTTGGAATATCTAAAATTGTTGCAACAGGTCTATTAATATCGTAACCTTTTACATATGCTTTACCAGAACCAATAGAAACACAAGCTAAGTCATTAGAAGGAACATTACCCTCATCAGTTACTTGATTATCATAAAATAGACCGTTATTACCTCTTCTATTATTCAAACATTCATGGAAAGTGATATCAAAAGGTTCAACAAAGAAGTTACCAGTTTTTTCAAAATCCCTTTCAGCAATATAATCTTTAATAACAGAATACTGTGGTTTATTAGGTACTGTTAAAAGTACACCTTCTTCAATTCTTAAAAGTTCAATGAAACTTGAGTCGTTAAGATCAGTAAGACTCTTTTTAACTAAAGTAGTTTGTATTTTAAATCTATCGGCACCAGGAGCAGCAAAGTTAGTAAAACCCTTTGCATTATCATATAATGTATTATCTTGCTTTGCGTTTACAATTTCTTCACTAATTTGAAGACCAACTCTGTATGAAGGAGCATCGTTAGCTTCATCTAGAACTACTGTTTGCTTTTTAACGTCAACGAAGTAACCTCTGAAGAAGAAAGTACCTGCATCTACGTGAGCAGCAGAACCTGTTTGTGCTGCACTTGTTGCAATAGTAACTGCAAAAGTGTTTCCACTAGAAATAGTTGTATTTCCATATACAACGTTTTCTTCAGTAATTAAAGTCTCTCCATCTTGGAAAGTACCTACTTCATTATTAGCTGTACCAGAAGTATATTTTATGAAAAGAGTAATATTACCACTTTCTGTTTGTGAAGATAGAAGAACATTTACGATCTTTGCTTCAAGACCTGTTTGTTGTCCTCTAATCTCTTTTCCTACAAAGGATGAAATATAATCACTAACATTTAAACCAAGGAAAGTTGATTCAATCTGAATTGATTGATAATCAAAATCATAACTAACTCCACCAGGTATTACAACAGATCCATCTTTGAAAGTATGTCTAGCAAATTTTTCAATCTGATTCTGAAGAATAGATTGAGACGTAGTTAATTCTCTAGCCTGAACTGGAAAACCAGGCTTGAACAATACCCTATAGTAATTGTTTTCTGCGTCAAAATCGTCATAATATGGATTAATATTTAAATTGGTTCTTTGTGGCATTGTCTCAGATTAAAATTCCAGTACGATTTTTACGTCTTCTCTTTGTCTCAGGTTCCTCGAAACGGTTTGCCTGTTATCAATATATATAAGCTCACCAGATGAAACTTCAATTTCTGGACCAGAAAGACCACTTGTGAAGTTAATTCCTAGATCGACTAGAGCACCTGAAGTACTTGTTGTATTAATACCAGTAAATCCCGTGTTGATTGTGCAACTTGCAGAACCAATCGTAACGTTTGCTACAGCACTTGTAAAATCATGTTTGATGAAAGATTGACGAGACGCAAATGGGTCATCTTCTTGATTTGTTGTAGCCTGATTAAAGTATAAAGATCTGTCTTGAGCGTATCTAACAACATTTGTTGTATTATCGAAAGATGTTACCCATCCAAAGGCAGTAACACCAGTACCGATAGTTTGAGAAATTTTAGATCCTACTGTAATTTGTGTAATATCAGAAATTGTATTTAAAACTATCGCATTTGTAGAACTAAATGAATTTGAAGACTGAACTGATGTTGAACCAACAGAAAGTGGGTTCTTAAGTAAACCAACTTGTGCAAATTTTGTAGAAGTTGGAAAATCACCAATGTCGTCAAAACGAGCATAAATTAAAACTTTGTCAGCACCTAATTCATTATATGCGTTAAAACCATGTCCCTTTGTTGGTGGGATGATTGGAATTAAGAACGCTCTGTCAGTAATAGATCCAGTATTAATTGAAGATAGATCAACAATACCAAAAGAATAACCACTACCACCAGATGATACAGTGGCACTAGTAATTTTACCTGAGGAATCTACAGATAGAACTGCCTTTCCTCCTGTCCCATCACCAAGAATATCAACGGGTTGGTTTTGCCCAATACCATATCCCGCACCTTGTTTTTCAATATAAACTGTTTTAATTTGGTTCAGGTTTACATCTGAGTTTCCATTATCTCTAACCGCTGCAACAGGACCCGTAACCGTTTCCCAATCATTTGGTATCGGGATGTATTCTAATGTGTCAAACTTAATAATATCTCCAGGTGATACAGTATACATATATTTCCAAACATAACCGTCTCCACTATTACCCGCTTTAGATGGTTCAAGATCAGTAAAAGTTGGTTCATCAAGAGATTGATTACCAACAGTATTGATACCTGAAGAACCATTCTGCAAACAAATATAGACTTGGAAGTCTGAGTTCATTACATAGTAGTTTGCATCATATAACCTAGTAGAGTTAGTTACAGGAGATGGAGATTGAATACTGTAATCGTGTCGGTACATTTCATAAATTGTACCTTGCGTCCAGTCAACTCTTCTAATCAATCTTCTGATATTGTCTTTGGTAATTTTCTTACCAAAAAGCATGGTATCACGAACATGATTAGAATAATTAAAATCATCTACTGGATATGGGGTTGAATTATCCCAATTGGAACTCCTACCAAAACCAACCTGAGTTGGGTTCGCGAGTCCAAGAACGACATAATACGAATTATTTGAATCTGAAACATCAGACACGAAATTGGCTGCGTTTAGGATCCTAAATTGGTCTGATACTATAGCGGGCATTGCTTTCTAAAAATTAAAACACATTGGATCTAGGTATTATTTATACTCATTATTTTGTGATTCCTCCAGTACCCCTTAAACCGAACCCTCTTCTCTGGAAAAGTGGGTATGATCCAAGACCAACAGAGAACGTATTTCCATCAACATTGAGTGCAATTGGTTCACTTCCTCTACTAAATCCAGTAACAATTCCCCAACTGTAGTAACCAACACTAGTAAACGCAAATCCAACAGTATTGATTCCAGAAACATTTGAATTTGAATCAATATTACAGAAAGCGGTTATAATTCCGTTACCTGCATCATACTGAACTTGATGAACTTTATAGATGTTGTTACAAGCAGTTGTTCCAATACCAATTATTTGAGAATTGTTAGTATCAATAGAAGTTAAACCAGAACCAACAAAAGTATCATTAACAAAGATTCTCATTCCATCTCTGAGGGTATCTGTTGGAGAAGGTGGAAGATTCAAAGTAAACTTGACACTGAGATTAGTGCCGATTCCAACAGCAGTTGTGATACCAATAATATCACCTTCATAACCATTTACAGTTGGTATTAATGTAACAGGTTCAATCTTGACAACTGGATTTGGTACTATCGCGTATGCACTCGTTCCATATCCACTACCAGCATTGGTGATATTTGCACCAATAATTGAACCGTTAGAAATAATTGCAGTTGCTAATGCAGTTGTTCCGAAACCAACTGTAATATCAGGTGGATTGGATATAGAAATTGTTACGATTCCAGTATATCCAGAACCACCATTAAGAACAGTGATTGTAGAAATTGTACCAGCACTCGCACCCGTAGTTCCAACTCCAACACTTAGAATACCTACAACTGGATCTTCTCCTTGAGTAATAATGCCATCAAAATTGGTAGATGGAGTAACTGCTTCATAGTTAAACAAACTAGCATTATCAAGGAAGAGGAAATCTTGAGTTGTAGATGCAGAACCAATAACTCTTGCTGTTGGATAGATTTGTGGTTCTAGTGCTTCACGGGTCTTAGGAATAATACGTCCATCAACAGTTCTATCAACTTTTTGTTTTCTCCAAACAACAGGTCTCTTGAAGTTGTTATCAATACCCTGTAGGGAGTATAAGTTAGTTGCAAGAATATCAGATGCAACAATATCATTAACAACTCTTGGGTTTTGATCTGGAACAGTAGAAACACCAACTGGTTTAATTAAAATTAATTCATCACCAATTTTGATAGATTCAACCACATTGACAGTATTGACATCATCATTACTACCTCTATAGAAGTAAATTGTAACTTGGTCTGCTTCTTGTGGAGGACTTGTAAATTCAAATGCAGTACCACCTTCAAATATGTAATCTTTGTTTGGAATTTGAAGAACACCATTAATAAAGATGATAAGAAGTGATGGGAAACTAATAGGTGTTCCATCTGCTTTCTCAAAACTGACTAACTGCTCATTCTGGAATAGTGGGAATCTCTTTGTTACACCATCTTGTAGTGGGGTAATATCATCAATATAATCAAGTTGACCGAATTGCCATCCGTAGAAAGTATCAGAGAATGTATCAATAACTGAAAGTTCAAATGGTTGAACATCGGTTGTATAACCAACGGTCTTAGATCCAGCAAGGACTTTCGCAGCGGTTACTAAACCAACAGGACTAACTTTATCATTAAGTTGGAAACCATATCCTCTGTTTCCAATCGTAAAGTTTTTAACACCACTTGTTTCTGATGCAACACCACTAGTACTAATACCACCAACACTTAAAGTTACAGATAATCCAATACCAGTCTGGGTTGTCTCACCAATACCTAATCTAAAGAGACCTCTAACTGGTAGGTCATCATAAGATGGTCCTGGAGTTTCTAACCTTGGAGAAACAGTAAATCCAGTTCCAACAGAAACTAGAGAAGGAACGAGACTTCCACCAAAACCAACTGTAGTAGTAACTGTTACACCACTTCCAACACCATTTTCAGGAACTACTGTTACTGGAACACTATTTCCATAGAATCCACTGCCAGGGAAGAATTGATTAACCTTACCAACTTTACCACCAGAGTGATAGAAGTGTTTAAATGTACAGATACCAACGTCAGTGGTAAATTCAGTAGCAGAATATACTTCCTTAACTCTAAATGGACCTGGATTTAGTTTCTTCTCAGCAATACCAGAGCGTAACCTAGCAATCATACCTCCACTACCGTAGAAGTGCTGATAAGTTGAAATACCAACTCTTACTCTCAATGTATTTGCGTCTGGAGCAGAAATTATCTTGTAAGGACCAGTATATTGTTGTGGTTTAGATGTACCACCACCAGTGTAAGTATGAGCAATTGGAGATCTTCCTACATTAATTGTATATTCTCTACTATTAGTAATAGCAAGTACTTCATAAGGTCCAGTATATCTTACAGGAGATACTCTACCAGAGTGGTCGTAAATGTGGACGTAAGTAGAAACACCAACATTAACAGTGAATGTATTTCTGTCAATTCTTTCCTTAACTGTGTAAGGACCAGCATTTTTAACTTCTGCAGCAGTACCACCAGAAACATATGTATGAGCAAGAGTTGATACTCCTACGTTAGTTACAAACGTTGTTGAGTTAACAATAGTTGTTAATTCAAAGTCAGTTTGCTTATCTGGATAAGTCTTAGTACCATATGCACATGATACGGTCATACCCTGCAATCTAACCTTCTTAAATCGGACAAAATTATGGTTGGTTGCGGTAGTAACAGTCGCAATACCAGACTGATTATCATATTGGAAGTTACTGATGTTAACAGCGATTCCAGTATCTTGTGGGAATACTGTAGAAGTAATGCCAGAAGATGGGCAGGTGAAATGGATATTTTCAAAGTTAATTAACTGCCCAGTTCCAAGTTGATTGAATCCATTGGTTGTTACTGTTGCTAAACCAGTCATATTGTTATATTCAAAATTAGCAATCTTACTAAATGCACCTTGAGGATTAGGGAACTTGTCACTTGTAACACCAGTTCTTACATTACCACCACTGACATATGTGTGTACTATAGTTGAGATACCTGTGTTTGTTACGAAGGTATTAGCATCAATAATATCAGTTACTCCGAAGAAGAATCCTGTTCCACCATCTGGATATGTCTTCATACCAGAAGTACATGTCAAAGCAATACCAGATAGTTTTACATTTTCACCTGTTGTTAGTCCATGACCAACTGCGGTTATAGTTGTAACACCAGTAGTGTTAGTATAATTAAATCCAGTGATAGGAACATCAGTGAAGTATGTTGGTCCTGTTAATCCAGTGCTCTGCTGAAGATCTGGAGTTGCACCAATATTGACTGTAATTGTAGTTGGAGTTCTTGCCTCAATATTAATATTATTATCGTAGAATGGATCTCTCTTATGTGATAAACCTTCATCAGTTGCACTTACAAATGTATGTACAGAAACGTTTGTAGAAGGCACAGTTGCTAATGTTTGTACTTCAAAAGTATTTGTAGTGACGTTTTCTACCTTTATCCACTTACCACTTACAGGATCAGTTGCTCTTGGATAAGTTTTAACTGAAGTGTTACCATCTAAAGTACATGTAAATGATAATGAATTATCTGCTAACTTAATTTGTCTACCATTCTCAAATCCATGGTTAGGAACAGTAAGTACCATCATACCAGTAGTAGGATCGTAAGTAGCATCAGTTACAGTTTTGGTTTCTATAAGAGTTCTAGGATAACTATGCTGAGTCGCATTATTATCTTTATCACATGTAAATGTGAGTGAGTTATCTGCTATCTTGATACTTGTTCCTACATCTAAGTCATGAGAACCAATGGTAAGTACCATTTTACCTGAATTTGGATCGTAACTAGCATCAGAAACATTATAATTTACGATAGTTGATACACCAACATTTAAACTGATTGTATCACTAGTTGTAGCAGCAATAGCAACAGAAGTATTATAGTATGGGTCTTTCGCACGTTTGAAACTAATACCATTAGTAACTCCAGATACAAATGTATGAGCATCAGTATTTGTAGAAGGGATTACATCTAATACTTGAACATCAAATGTTTTTGTGGTTACATTAGAAACTTCAATCCACCTATTACTAATGAAATCAGTAGAACGAGGATATGCGGTTGCCACAGTTCCACTAGTAGCACCAACATTAACTGTGATTGTTCCACCAGCTTGGTCTACAGCAGTAATTAATAAAGGAGTGTTATATGCAGGATCAGTTGGACGAGGATAGTACTTAGTCTTGACATTACCGTCAGCAGTACAAGTAAATGCAAACTTCTCAGCACCAATTTCTACTAAGTCATCAGTTGTGAAACTATGTGCCCCAATGGTAAATACCATAACACCAGTTGCAGGATCATATGTGGCATTAGTTACATCATGTTTTGTCTGGACAGGACCAACAGTAATTGTAACAGCATCAGTTACTGTTCCACCAGCCCATGTATGTACTGAACCTACACCATATTGACATGAGAATGAAACCGCACCATCATCAAATTTAACTTCATCACCATTTTTCAATCCATGAGCAGCAGGAGTGGTGATAGTCATGATACCTACAACAGGATCGTAAACTGTGCCAGTTGTTGCGGTAAGAGAAGCGATAGTTGAACGAGGATATGCATGAACTGTTGCATTATCATCCTGTGAACATGTGAATAGTAATGATTTTTCATTAATTTTAACACTTGTTCCAGTTTTTAAGGTATGAGCACCAATATTTGCTACCATTATACCTGTGGCAGCATCGTAAGTTGCAGCACTAACATCAAATGGGAGAATAGGAGATGCACCCACGTTGATTGTAAAGGTATCTGTGGTTGTTGCTGTAATAGCAGTTGCAATTCCAGAAATAGGATCAGTTGATCTAGGATATGTCTTAGTCGATGAATTGCCATCCATTGTACAGGTGAATGATAATCCATTATCAGCAATAGAAATTGTATTTGATGTAGTTAATAAATGAGCAGCAGAAGTAATTACCATATCACCAGTGGAAGGTGTGTATACTACACCTGTTACTGGATTAGGTAAATTACCAACATTTGAGGTAACACTGTTTATTCCAGCAGATACGAATGTATGAAGATAATTACCACCACTAATAATTACTTCTTTCTTAATGCCACCAGGAACAGCAGATACAAATGTATGAGGTGAAACATTTGTAGAAGGTGTAACTGTTAATACTCCTACACTAAATTTGTTTTCATCAATAACAGTAACCTGTGTAAACGTACCACTAAGAGGATCGCCAGGTCTTGGATATGGATGAAGAGATGCATTACCATCTTTATTACATGTAAATGTAATTGAATAATCATCGAACTTAACATAATCACCATTTCTTAATCCATGATTAACTTTAACACCCTTTGAAGTAGCACCTATGAATGTATGAGGAACAGCATGACTGATAGCACCTTTTCCACCATTAACATTAACTGTAATTGTGTCAGATGTATAACGTATGATTGGTAGATCAACGTTGTAAGCATAATCGTTACCATTTGATCTTGGATATGCCTTAGTCTCTAACTTACCTTCAAATACACAACTAAAGGATATTGATTCTGTGTCTAGACGTACACTATCATAATTTGTCAAATTATGAACTCCAACGGTCAATGTCATTTCACCACCGACAGGATCATAAATCGCATTTGTTACAGTCAATTGCTGATTAGTAACAGTCATTATACCTGTAACTGGATCATATAAAGCAGTATCTGGTGTCAAACCATATTGAGGAACAAACGTGTGTGCATAGTTACCACCAGTCTGAACTGCGCTAGTTGCTGCACTTACAAAAGTATGACTTCCACCAGCTCCGCCAGTACAAGCAAAACCAAGATTTTCAAGTTTTACAAACTGACCAACAAATGTAACACCATGACCAACGTTAGTGGTCACTGTCATTATACCTGTGAAATTATTATAAGTAGCGGTGCTAATATCTCTACTCAAACCATTTGGATCTGGGAAAATATGAGTCGTAATACCTGTTCCACCAGGACAAGTTAAAGCAAGACCAGAAATACTGATTAGTTCACCACCAATTGCTCCATGATTAGGAACAGTAAATGTTGCAATACCAGTAGTGGTGTTGTATTGCATTCCAGTAATACTACTAATACCACCAGGTTCTTTACTTGGTTTTGGATCAAATACGTGACGATATGAAGAAACCCCTACATTAGTTCTAAATGACCTATCGCTGTAAACAGTATCAACAATGAATGAATCAGTCCTTAGTTTTTTCTTACTTATTGCATTTTTTGTATCTACATCGTAGAAGTGAGTGTAAGTAGAAATACCAGCATCAATTGTAAATGACTTCTTACTGACAATACCAGTTACGATAAATGTATCATCTACACCACCAAAGTTTTGTTTTTTAACTTCACCAACGCCAATTGAAGGTGTATAGATGTGTTTATAAGTTGTAATACCAACGTTACAGTTGAATCTAGGACCACCTTTAGTGATAGCACCAGTAGCAACACCAACAAATGTATGTGCATAGTTACCACCTGCAATAACAGCGCCAGCAGTTGCACTATCAAATGTATGAGCAGATAAGTCGCTGATAGAAGAAAGACCTACACTAGAGTTGACATTGACAGTAATAGTTGTTGAAGTTACTGCAGTAATTTCTAAAGATTTTTGATATGCATAATCTGGAGTACCAGCGTTGATACCAGTACCACTAGCACGAGGATATGACTTAGCAACAGTATTACCATCTAAAGTACAAGTAAATGATATTGAGTTATCTGCTAATTTTATATGTTGACCGACTACAAAAGCATGAGAACCAATAGTCAACTCCATAACACCTGTTGTTGGTTCGTATGTGGCATCAGTTACATTGAAATTAACTATCGGTGATCTACCAACTTGAAGATCGATAGTAGTATTTCCAACGCCAACAACTGAAACTGGTTGCTCGAATGATTTATCTACTTTGTGTGTAATACCACCTGTTACAGCAGATGTAAATGTATGTGCATCTATGTTTGTAGATGGGATAGAATTATCAGATAAAGACTGAATCTCAAAAGTATCTGTTGTAGTATTAGAAACTTGTATCCATTCTCCACTAATAGGATCACTAGAACGTGGATATGATTTTGCACTCTTACTTCCTAGAGAATCTCCAACATTAATTGTAAACTCAGTTCCTGATGTAACAGTTACAGCAGTGGTTACTCCTGCAATAGGATCAGTAACACGAGGATATGTGTGGGTTGTTGCATGATAATCTGCAGCACAAGTAAATGTTAATGAATTGAAATCAAGAGTAATTGTATCACTAGTTGACATTCCATGAGCAGCTGCAAATCCTAATGTAAGAAGACCTGTTGATGCATTATAAGTTGCTGAATTAGGGGTCTTTTCATTTCCAGATTCTGCACCACTCTGAACATTAACAGCACCAGTTGTTGCAGATATGAATGTATGATCAGTTACACCATAACCACATATGAATGATAATGATTCATCTGCTAATTTGACCCAACATCCATCATCCATGCCATGACCAGGAACAGTTATAGTTGTTACACCTACAACAGGATCATATATGGCATTAGTTGCTGTAAAGGTTTTAATTAAGTTTCTTGGATATGTCTTTTGAGAACCTGTGGAATCCATATCACAGGTAAATGTTAATGCATTAGTTCCAATATCAACAGTTTCACCAACAGAAATACCATGTCCCTCACCAATAGTAACAGTCATGATACCTACAACAGGGTCATAGATGGCATTAGTTACATCATATGGTCTAGGTGGAAGAATTCTGGTTACTTCATAAGGACCAGTTCTCTTAATTGCAGAAACTGTACCACGAGTATTGATTCCAACATTCAATGTAATAGTATCTGCCCCTACTGATTCAATGTTAATTGCAGTATCATAATATGGGTCTGAAGGGCGTGGATAAGTCTTAGTTGTTGCATTACCATCATCCTCACATGTAAAACTCAATGCTCCGTTTGCTATCTTAACACTAGTTCCTGCATTCAAACTATGTGCTCCGATAGTTAAGACTAAAACGCCAGTATCATTATCGTAAGTAGCATCAGTAACATCATGATTTACAATAGGTGATGCACCAACGTTAACTGTAATAGTATTAGTAGTTGTTCCTGTGATACTAATAATTTGTCCTGATACAGGGTCAGTAGATCTTGGATAAGTCTTCGTTGCTGTATTTCCGTCCATTGTACATGTGAAGGACAATGCGTTATCAGCGATGGTAAGTGTATTAGAAGTTGTTAGTAAATGATTAGCAGAGGTAATTACCATATTACCTGTGTTAGGAGTATATGCTACGTTTGTGATTGGGTTTGGTAAGTTACCAACATCACTCTGAACTCCATTTGTTACAGCAGATAAGAATGTATGTACGTAATTACCACCAGACTGAACTGCATTACTTGCTGTTCCTCCTACCCATGTATGTCTACCAAGGTTATATGTGTGAACAATTGTAGAAACACCAACATCAACCCAGATTGTATTTTGATCAACAATTCTTAGAACTCTGAAAGATCTATTAGGTTCGTCAACATAATCTGGGAATCTATGAGTAGTTACACCAGCATAAGATGAAGAACAATTAAAGAGAAGATTTTGTAAATCTAGACTATCTGTTACTTTAAAATCGTGAGCAGCAGTTGTGGTTACAGTAGCAAGACCAGTAGCATTGTTATAGAAAACTGTTCCAATATTATATTTTCTTCCTAATGATTGTGGGAAAATAGTTGATGTTAAACCAGCAAAACCACTAGGACATGTAAATCCTAAACCAGCAAAGTTGACTCTATCACCCAATGCAAATGGCATAGCATTTCTTGCAACAGTAATAGTAGAAAGACCAGTAGTATTATCGTAAATAAAGTCAGTTATACTGTGACCAATACCTGATTGTGATGATGGATATATGGTTGTACTTAATCCAAGAAGTGCAGTACCACCACTTACATAAGTGTGAGCAATTGTGGAAGGTCCTACGTTAACTCTAAACTTATTTCTAGTTGGTGTGCTAGAAACAATAAATTCAAATCCATATTTACCAGTTGGGTAGATATGAGATGTAACACCAACCTGTATCTCACCACCTTCAGTATAAACATGAGGAATAGAAGTTATACCAACATTTGTTAGAATCTTGGTTGGAGAAAGAACTTTAGTAACTCTGAATTGATTTCCTTGTGTACCATCTGGGAATGTTGAAGTTGTTACTCCAAGATAGTTAAGAGTTTTAATCGCATTTGTAGTTGCACTAACAAAGGTATGTGGGAATGTACCTGTACCACCAGTTCCAACATTAACTTGGAATGAATTTGTAGTTACACCTGAAATTGGTAGATACTTATTATATGCAAAGTCTGTAGGACGAGGATATGGATGAGTTGTAGCACCACCATCTAAAGTACATGTAAATACAATACTGCTTGCACCAATGGAGATTTTATCACCATTTGTTAATCCATGATTAGAAGCAAATGTGACTGTAGAAAGACCAGTTGAAGGTTCGTAAGTAAATCCAATAGGTGTTCCAACATTAACTTTTGGACATGTAAATCCAAGACCTGTTAATTTTATCTGTTCTCCAGGTAGTACTCCATGAGGACTAGGAGTTGTAATCGTAGTAATACCTGTAGAATTATTATATTCAAAGGCAGAAATAGCAAATGTTATTCCATATCCAGCACAAGAGAATTCAAGACCCTGCAATCTAACCTTATCTCCTTTGGAGAATTTATGAGGAGTTGCTGTAGTTATTGTTGTAAGACCTGTTGGTGCGTCATAGATGGCATTAGTAATGTTAGCACCATATCCACACTTTAAGTTAAGATTTTCAATAAAGAGTCTTTCCCCTTCCACATATCTGTGAGGAGTTGCCAAAGTAATAGTAGCAATACCAGACTGATTATCATAATTAAAGGCAGAAATAGTCTTAGCAATACCTGCTCTACAAGGGAAGAGAGTGGTTGTAATTCCAGCTTTCTGACTGATTTGAGCAAACTTTTGACCAATACATGTGAAACCAATACCATTGAAGAATACTTCCTCACCTACTTCTAAAATACCAAATCTTTCTAGAGTGGTTACTGTTGCCATTCCAGTTTTATTATCATAAAGGAAGTCAATTACATTCTTTTTCTGACCTCTAGTGTATGGGAATACTCCAGTAGTAATTCCAGATTTAGTTGGTACACAAGTAAATCCAATACCTACAAAATCAATATTATCACCTGCTTCTAGTCCATGTGCCTCTGTAGTTGTGACTGTAGAAAGTCCTAATGTATGATCATAAACATAATTAGAAATGCTAGTCATTCCTTGAGTTGTAGGTGCAGTCAGAATCTTATAAACTTCACCTGCATGATTAATAGAGGCACCAATAGAAGGATTACCTAAGTTTGCAAATCCTTTACCTTCACTAGAACCTAAAGTAACAACAACACCACCTCTAGGTAAACCATTTTGGTTAATATCTGTTGCAGAAACAATAGGATCTCCACTTTCATTAAGAATACCAGTGAAAGTTAGATCAGTCTGACCACCAGTTTCTCTAATGAATAAGTTTGCATTAAAGTTATTTGGAGTTTGTGGTTTTTGGAACATATTGTTCACAAAGAAGATACCAAAACCACCTTCACTACCAATACCAGTTATATTTTCACCTTCAGATCTAAGAGTAAATGTTTTTGCAATACCAGTAAACTGACCAGAAATATCATCAAAGATTTTATTAGAATCATAATTTTTTCTCAAATAAACTCTTCCATTAAAACTAGATCCTGCTTCTGGTATACCAGTTGTGGATGCTTCATCTGAAGATTTACCACCATTAGGAGCACCAGTGAAGAAAATATTATTTCTAAAGAAGTTATAAGAACCAGTGTATTTTTGAATTACTGAACCATTAGCATGGAACGATGCTGCTGTTCCTACTGAACCACGTTGAATCTTACATAAGTTAAATGTACCAATACCACTAGAATTAATATCAGTATTTGTAGTACCTACACCAACAGCTTCAACAAGTACAAACTCATCATTAATCTCAAACAAATCACCAAGAACAATAGATGAAATACCAGAAACTGCCATAAATGTGGAAGTTTTACCAAGACCAAGAGTAGAACCAGAAAGAGTTGTATTATTCTCTAGAGTTCTAGTAACTGGTGCCCAAGTAAGTGGTTTTTGAACAAGACCATCAATCGCAATAAGAGATCTGGATAATTTACCAGTTGTATCAAATTCATGAAGATTACCTGCACCAACAGATCCTAAAGTAGTTCCAATACCAGCTAAGGCAGCTGCTGTAGTAAGACCAATTCTAAACTGATCTTCATTATCTTTAATTGCATAAACTGGAGATGGTAGAGGAGATCCATTTGCAAGAGTCATTGGTGCTGTGACAACACCAACAAATGTTCCACCAGGGATATATTCTAATTCTTGACCACTTGCAAAGAAGTGATTTTTAATAGTAAATTTACCAGTAGCAAGATTAACTGCAGAAGAATTAGGATTGAATGTTTTAGAGAAAATTGGATATCCATTCCACAACATTGGGAATTCAAAGATATTTCTGAAATTCAAACCAGTGTAAGTAGTATTGAAAGTTTCTTCAACAACTGCTCCATATTCTAGTGGATTTACAGTATTTCTTTCAAGTTCTAAGTAAAGGACTTCATTAAATGTCCTCATGAACATCTTATCGTTTATACCTGCCTCAGGTGTAAAGACAAGAACAGCCTTCTCACCATCATATTTGGCAAATACCGTTCCCAGACCCGTCGTATTACCGATCGATAGTACGGGATATTCAGAGAAGTATAAAGAATCACCAAGTTGGTCATTCAAGAACATATACTGGAAGGCAGATACTGTCCTTCCATATCCAACAACCATTGTACATTGGTTTACAGACTGAATATCACTCTTAATACCAGCAAAGTTCGCAGTAGATCCAACACCAACAGTCTGATATTCAGTATAATACTGAGCAGATCTTTCGTTATCAGGAATCATTCCTGTTGCTAAGAATCTATAGTCTCTATTAGTAGTTCCAGTAGTATTACCAAAACCTAATGTTCTTGCTTTTAAGTTTACGAACTCGCCAGGTCTAGCATTATAAAATTCAATACTAAAGTTATTATTACCAGGATCATAAGTAGTTCCAAATGTTCCAAATGCACCTGCGTTAGTACCACCAAAAGAACCATCAGAAAGAATAATATTATATTCAGACATATAACTGTCATTATCATCATGAAGTGCTTTTAGTTCAACAAACATGGTCTCTTTTTGACCAGAAGATACAGTTTCTACTTCAACTTGAGAATGTAGATAATCAAAGTTTGTTGCTGCAACAGAAACAAAAGATTTGAATGTGGAAGGTCCAATTTCAGCATCAGAACCCATTAGAACAGCAAAACCAAATGCAGTGGTACCAATACCAGTCAGTGTTGGTTCAGTATTATAAAACTGATTTAAAACTTTAATATCATAATTTTTATCAAATGGATCAGCAGGGAAGAACCTTAAACGAACCTGTGAGTTATCTGTATCTACAGAACCTTCAAGAGTTCCGATCTCTTGTGGTGTACTATGTAATTTCTTAAAGGTTGGTTCTGAATAATAAGTATTAGTTCCATCTTGAAGAATAGTGATCTCAGAAACTTGGAAATCTCTACGATCTTCACTAGTGATTTGAACGAGGAATCTATTTGAGATAAAGTTAAATGGATATCTGTAAATATTTTCAAATAGATCCAAAGTATTTGGATTACTAAGATTACTAAACTGACTCGAAATATCATCAATGTTTAGAACTCTGTTTGTAATAGATTCAAAATAGTCAGATAATTTTGCATTTTCTAATTCAATTTCATTACTGAGTTCTACCTCACTTCTAGTTGCAATATTAACATCTCTACCTATATCAAAGTAATATTGATCATCAACTCTTACTTCTTCAACAAGATCTACTGTAGCATTAGTGACAGTAGTAGAAGTTTGAATACCAGCATCCTTACCTACAGTTACTAACTGATTATCAACAAAGTTTTTAAGACCTGTTGGGTGAACACTGTTGTTTACTGCATCAATACACTCTTCATATGAAACTTCAGTTTTAAGTGTATATGAAAGATTCTGATAATAATTGTTATCTTGGATAACTTGAGCACTTGAATTTAGTTTTCCAGAATCAGATGTTCCTTCAATAGTCTTATCTGTCTCAGCTTCTACGCTATAAACACCATCAAATCTTAAGATTTCTACAACTTTTGCTTGACTACCACTCTTTGCTCCAATGATAATATCATCAGGGACAATAGGAGCAGTACCAACAAACTTAATATTTTCAGCAGTCGCATCAAAAGAGATAACCTGTAAATCAGTCTCTGCATTATTTACAAGTAGTTTTTCATTTTTATCAAATGAAGATTGTTGTAAAACAACATTAAATGTAGGCAGTTCTTCTTTTGGAATGACACGAGAGAAGTTTTGAGTATCACTAACACCCAAACCAACATTAAATGTATAATTAGAATAATCAATTTCAAAGGAGAATGGATTAGTTGTTACGACATTAGTAACTTTTAAGAAATTGTATAGATGATCAGATGAGTTATAACCATCTGAACCAGAATCTTTTTCAAAACCTTCAATCCAAACTTCATCATTAACAGCAAATGGTGGAGAACTAAACCCAAGAACAGGAGTAGAAATTGTAAATGTTACGATACCACTTCTAGTTGGGTTAGATTCTGATTTTGTAATAACAATACCGTTTGTATTATTAACTGAATATAACCTATACTCTCTATTTTGTAGACCTACAGGATTAGCTGCAATTTCTGTATCTACAATAGAACCTGAGTTTTCATTAATTCTTGCGACAATATTAGCACCAGAAACTTTTGTACCTACAAATCTATCTACAAGTTCTAACTTAGGAGCAGAAATATAGTTCTTACCATTAGATAAAATACTAATTGAACCAATAGTATTAAAGTCTCTAATAGTAGTAACAGTAGGAACATCAACAATTGGTCTTAAAGTAGTATCAGAAGAATAGTTAAATCCTTCATTTACTAACTGAATTGAGTTAATTTGACCAATTCTGGTTGATTTTGGTTTAATAGTGGAGTTATCACCATTTTCAGATTCAATACCTAAGAATCTTGGTAGTTTTGTATAGAATTCTCCACTGGATAGTAAGTTAATATTATCAATTGGACCTTCTGGACCAACAGCACCTGTAGCATAAAATCTTCTACCTTCAGTTGCAGCATAAGAAACTTTCTCTGGAGTTTTTGCGATAGCAAAACTAAATGTAGTAGTACCTACTCCAACTGCGGAAGTACCAATACCAGTGATTGTAAACATACCAGTGTATGCACTATCCACATACTTAATCGTATTATTTTCTTTTACGTCATTATCTGGAATTAATGGTGTTCCATCTTTAGTAACATTGTAATAGAGAATCTTAGGACAGAAGGTATTATTATTAACATCTAATCTAGCATAAGTGTTACCAATACTAATTACACGATCTTCTGCATCAAGAACATCACCAACTTCAGCAGTTGTACTTTGACCAGTTCCTACAAACTCACTATTAAATCCTTGGTCATAATAAATTTTGAAATCATATCCATTTAACTCATAGTTTTGTAGATCAAATACGGTTGTAGATCTACTAGGAATTTCTACTTTTGGATTAATTAAACCAAAGTTATGACTAGTGCCACCAATGCTTGTTAAAGAAACTATAACGGGAACATCTGCTACAGCATCTTCATATGTGTCACATAATCTGAAATTATCGGGAGAATCTCTGTAAACGTAATATCTACCTGTACCTAGTCCACCAATAACTTCGGATTTTGGTTCATAGTAAACTCTATCACCTGTTCTAAAATTATTACCTGGAATAGAAATTCTATTAGTCGATGTATTAACGCCAGCAGAAGAAATGCCTTGAGAATCAACAATAATCAAACCTTCATTATTAAGTTCTATTCTTACTCTGGAACTTGCACCTAAACCAACTTCTTGATTTGCAATTACATTAAAGTTAACAGTATCTCCTACTTTTAATCCATGAGCTTGAGTTGTAGTAACTGTTGTAGTTGGTTGTAATACAGATCCTCTTACTGCTGTACCAATACCTTGAACGAAGTATCCGTCATCATCACTACCATCGCTAGTAAAGAACAATTCAGCACCATTTTTCTCAGTTTTGATACCAATTGTATTGATTGATTTGTATACAATATAAACTTCTTGCTCAACACCTGATCTAGGTAAAGAATCAGCAACAAGAGTAGCTGTTGTTCCAATACCAATTGCAGTGGCAACACCAAGAGAAAGTTGACCTGATTTCTTAACAAATAAAGCTTTTTGTCCATCTAAGAAAGGATGTTTATTTAAGAAAATAGACCCATGCTCAACTACTCTAGTTTGGGCAACATTATTTTCTGTATAATTAAGAGTTTCATAATTACCTACAGTTGTACCTACACCAACTGTTTGTTTTGGATTAAAGAATTTTTTAGGGAAGAATTCAGATACAAATTGTGGAGCATCACTAGCAATAGTGAATCTATCTTGAAGATAACTGATAGTACCAGAAGCACTAAATGATGCAATACCTGTTCTCTCAATACGTATTAAATTTTTACTTTTAATTACATTTAAGACTTTAGCAACTTCACCATCACTAAACTTAATACTAGATCCACCACTTACATTTCCTGGAATTCTACTTACAATAAGATCAGTTACAACACCAACCGCTCCCGCTTTAACTGGATCTAAAAGTATAGCTCTTTCTGATGCAACACCAACTACATGGAATCCTTGAAGACCTTTAACATCAGTATTTGTGTTAAAGATTTCAATAACCTCACCATTGTTAAAATCATGATTTGGTTGAATAATTCCTGTAATTTCTGTATCACCTGTTTTTTGGAAAGTTACCTCATCAAATTGAACATTAGTGCTTTGTAAATCAGTAACGCTCTTACCTTTAATAAAAGAAACTTGTGCAGATACTCCATTACCATTAGTTCCTTCTTCATCAAATTGTAAAGTATCTCCAACTTTATAAAGATCACCTGCTTCAACAATTTCTAACTGTTCAACACCACCAGTAAAGACAGAATCAATGACACCTTCTTGTCCAATTAATTCATCAGCTTCAATAACAAAATCGTAACTAGCAGTATTACTCTTTAATCTGTAAGGATAAGTGTTCCTACTAAGATCTAATGCATTGATATCATCGTCCTGAGAGATCGACTGAGACGCTTTAGGAGCGATGTAAGTGTCTCCGATATAATATGGGAAGGATGCTCTTGGTAAACCAGTTCCAGGGTCAATTTCGAGGGTAGCAATGTATCCATAAATTCCATCAGGGAAATCATCAGATACAAACCATCTACCATTATGAACGTCAAGATCACCAGTTCCCATAAATTTATAATCTTCAACAAAGAAACCAGCGGGATATTCTCCTGTAGTTGGTCGGTTTGGAACTAAATGACTCTGTAATTCATATCCAGAGCGAACATATGTTGTAACACCTATATTTTGTTTTGGATCTCTTGTACCAAAAGGACCAAAAATTGGGTTTCCATCATATGCCCAACCAATAATAGGAGATCTTTGTGCAAGAGAATCTCCAAAATCAGTTTGAAGATCTGTAGAATATGCTAAAGATGCATACTGAATTGGATATTGAGTCTCAGCATTTAAAAAATCATCTGTTGAATACTTTTCATGTAAATTAACAGTTAATGGTCTTACTGTTGATTCAACGATACCAAACTGTCCTACAGACTTTACAACAATAGCCGTATCTTCTGCGTCGTAGTTTATACCACCAGAAATTACTTCAACTGTAGCAACCTTTCCAGTTGCATTAAGTTTTGCCTTTAGTTGTGCACCAGAACCTGTAGGACCTGTAACTGTTAAATCTGGAGCAGAAGTATAATTTGAACCAGCACCAATAATTTGAACCTGTGTAATGACTCCATTACTAATCAATGGTTGGAATTGTGCTCCAGTACCACTTGAAACTGTAATTAGAGGTGGTTTTTCAAAATTTAATACCTTAGAACCATAATTTGATCCAGGTTCAGATAAATATGCACCAATAATCTCACCTCTTACATCTGGTTCGCAAGGGATAGATACTGTTGTTCCACCAATAGATGCTACGACAGTAGCAGTAATATCTGGATATTTAACAGTATGAATACCACTACCAACATCGCTAAGGAAGATATATCTACCTCTATTAACATCAGTTTCAGAAAGAGCTAATCTAAACTCATCTGCACTTATACGAATAATTCTATAATTTGTTTCTGTAATTAATTCTTTAATAGAATTAGTTGCTTGGTAAATTACCTCTTCATTGTCTAGGAAACCATGATTTTTTACAATAAAGCAATTAGTTCCTGTGCTAATACCTGTTGTTTTAATTTCATAAGTTCTTTTTGTATATCCAGAACCTTCAGTAACAACAGAAATATTTTGAATTTTATTTTTAAAATCAAAAGATCTAAACTTATGAATACCTAAAGTATTGAAAGTTGTGATACCAACAGTACTGAGACCTGCATTAGCATCATCTTCTGTTTCATGAAGTTTAATAGTAGTTGTGTTGATTACATTGGCAAAATATGTAACACCAGATTGTAAAGTACTTTCAGGATCATATTGGGTAATATCATCAGAACCCAATGTAATTGCAATACCTAATGGTTGGTTTCCATTTGGATTATAAACAATTTTTTGTCCTGTTTTAAAATTATGCTCTCCAATAAAGGTAATTGTATTTCCAGGAATATCAATACCACCATTTGCTAAAATATCTTTAGCATTAAAATTTGCTTCTGTGTAATCTTGAGATAAAGTAATTTCACCACTAGCACCTTCTCCATTACCACCTTCAATATTGATACCAAAAACTTGGTCAATATCATAAGACTCTCTGTTTTCAAGATATAAAGACTTTAAAGATCCACTAAGAACAGGATTAATTACAGCAACTGTTCCACCAACTCCAGGATTAGATACTGTAACTTTTGGTGGATTGATAACATCATAATCAGAACCACCACTAACTAATTCAACAGATTGAAGAGGACCATAATATAAGTAGTCATTTGACTTATAATTTAGTATTTCAATACCATTGATCAACATTCCTGTTGGACCATAGGTAGTAGTTTGAGCAAGACCAGAAGAAACACTTGGTTTTAATGGGAATTGCCTTAGAATTTTTTGAGGTTGTATATGCTTACCATACTGAGAAGCAAGAGTTAGTCTATGTGTGCCTGTTCCTGTTTTTAAATCAATAAATTTACTAACTTCAATAAAAGATCTAGCATTTGCTAGTTTTAATTGATTATTAGCAGCTGGATTCACCCAAATAAAGTATCTCGTACCACTTACTAGTCCCTCTAGGGGAGTAGATCCAGATAATGCCTCATATACAACTTCATCACCTGTAACAAAGGGTAAATTTGTCTGGAATGATACTAATTGATCGATTTGACCAATACCAACATCTTGTCCCCTAAAATCAACAAAAACTTTATCAACACTAAATGAGAAAGAAGGTAAACCTTGAGTCGCAACATACATGGACTCATTTACTTTATTTTTGGTGACATATGCATTTTGAATATTGGAAATAATTGTTTGATTTCCAAATTCAATTAAATTATTACTAGAAGTTGCCCTACTAATTACTCTTCTAATATCCCAATTTCTATCAGTAGTAATTCCTGTTGTATTAGATAATTGTACAGTATTACTATCAATAACAGTTACAACGGCGGTTGTTGTAATTGTATTTGTACCTCTAGCAAGAACATCTACAGAATCTCCTGTTCTTAGATTACTCTTATCAAACTTGTCCGAAATAGAAACTGTAGCACCAGTAATTTCAGCTATTTCATATCTTGTTGCAATATTATAAATCCAAGAGTTAAAGATTCTCTGTTTATAAGTCGGTAATGTTAATGGATCTGCAGGTGGAGAAATATTCTCACCGATACTCTTGATATAGATTTCATTACCAACATCAAGATAGTAATTATTACCTTGAGCCTCAAACTCTCCGAGAACTCCAGTAATTCTCATTTCTACCTTTTTAGTAGAATCTCCACCTTCATAACCATATGCAATAACTGTAGATCTTACTTCACTTCCAACTGGTAGATCAGATGTTAGACCAGAACAACCTAAAAATTGAGTTAGGTTCTTATCAGTGTAAGTTACAGTAATTCCAAGAGAATCAATAAAGAATGAACCACTCCTAGAAAAACCAACCGTACTATCTACGTTGATAACTCTGGTATTAGCAGAAGCAAGTAGAGTATTTTTAGTAAAACCTGGAACAAAGAATTCACCAGAGACCAAAGACTGTTCATTAAATCCAACAAAAAGAGGAATTTTATAAAACTCTTCACCCTGACGAGTAAAAATTTCTACTTCAGAAACAGGACCAGACGCAGGTTGAACATCTGGATTAGTTGGGTCTTCATCTTGATAAAGAGTTTGACCAGTAAGTAGTAAAGAATTTCCACTAATTGCTTTTACAACAACAATAGCTCTTCTTAAATAATCAGAAGTAGATGATTTGACAACAAAATCTTCAAGGTCAACTACTTGAACTTTTTTACCATAAAGAACATTAAATAAAATTCTGAATGATTCTCTAGTTCCTTTTGTTTTGTAGAAAGAATTTACGTTTTTAAGGAAATTTCCTACATTAATACCTGAACTTAAGGTTCTATCTTCAAAACCAGGAGCATATAGTTCTTTTAATTTAATATAATACTCTTTTAAAAATTCTACGCTAAGGTTTTGAACTGCTGTGGTTGTACTTGCTCCAGCATTAGTAATACCAGTTGTTAAAACTGCAGTTGTATCATATCCATCACCTGTACTTTGAATCCAAACAGGAAATCCCTGTGCATTTACAATAAATTCAATTGTATCACCTTCATCAATTACAATAGTTTGATTTAAACCTAAAGGATCAATACCAAGAGTGGTTAAATCATTTGCATTTGAATCTAGATTAGCATTACTTAATTGGTAAAAATCATTATCAATATTCGTGATACCTAGTCTGAATGTAGTGGGAGTGCTTCTACCACTAGTTCCTCTAGCTCTAACACGAATGATACCAACCATTTTAGTGATGGTGGCACTCTGATAATAATAATCGGCAGCAGTATATCCAGTTGTATCAAATACAATAACTCCTGAAACATGAGCAGCAGTATCTGTAGATTCAAAAATTAACTCCTCAGGGTTATTTTCATCTCTATACTTTGATATACCACTAAACCCTCTAATACAACCCTTAATAGTATTATTATCTCTTTCAGTATATGTTATGATCTCATCATCAATTTTTATTAAACCATATTCATCAGGCAAACCATCAGAACTAGACAATACAATCTCAGTGTCTGTAGATGTACATGCTCTCTCTAAAATAATGTCTGGATTGATTACATTATCAACCAGATTATCTAATTTGATATATTGATCTAAATTTTCAGCAAGATCAATCGCGCCACCTTGAAATTCTTGAGAAATGTAGTATTGTCTTAGAAAATCGGCAAATTTTGGGTTATCTTCTAATACAAACCGAGGAAGTTGGCTCTCAATTACATCTTTTATTTTAACTCTCTTGTTTATCATTCTATCGAGTTAGTGATCCGTTAGTGTAGCTAGAAGAAGTTGGATATGATACTCCAGAAATCTGATCTCCAGAACTTATCGTATCTTTAATCATATTTATCGTACTTTTAGATAAATCAACATTGAGGTACAAATCTTTTAATCCTATGACATCATTAGACTCTGGAGTTGCTTGTATTTCAATAACATTTTGACTTAAAGCAGTTCCAGTAATGAAAATTGAATTAATAAGAACTTCTCCATGCATATAATCAACTGTACCTGCGTTACCGTCCACAGTAACAATTTCACCATTACTGTCTATACTAACAATGGTTAATCTTCCTGTAGTTGTACTACCATCTGGTTCATCACTAAAGTAAACAGGTGCACTTTCTCCTCTGATAGTAAAAGCGGTGGATTTAATGTTCCTACCTTCTAAATTAACATGGAATTGGTTACCATAACATAATTCATATTGACTCGTAACGTTAATTTCTGCACGAAGGTCTCTTCTCATTTGGATTCTTGTGATATTTGAAGTAATCGATCTATCAGAATCATCGACAATATTAACGAACTTACTATACTTGAATCTTCCACCGAATTTATTGAGATCTAAGGAATTAGCATACTTTTGAATAGAATTACTGACTCTTGTTTGAAGAGTAGATACGTCATTGAATATATTACTGTTGTAATATACAAAACAATCGTATTCAACGGTTAATATTTGTAGATCAACTAACTGTTGGTTAATTCCTGCAAGAGCAAATTTCTTTAACTCAGTTGTAATCTGTTGTTTGGTAAAGTCAGAGATAAAGTTAGCATTTCTTGGTTTAATACTGATAATAACGTTTCCAAATTGTGGTGGGTCTAATTCTTCACCACCAACGACTGAAACACTCTCAGTATCAGGATAAATTTGCTGAATGATCGCTTCATAATCAGTCGCAGAAACCGCCCTGTACTGCGATGAATATAACCTAGGAGCATAATACTTAACTGAGTTGATAGATTCGATCTCATCGCCATTCTGGGCGGGATTAACGGTAGTTAGAGTAATACTTAGGGTGCTCTGATTTACACTTACATTCAAACCATCATAAAAATCTCCACCAAATGAGAAATTACGAGCACCGTTTCCTTCTCTACCTTCAGTTACAATATAATCAATTCTAATATCTGTATTTGGATCTAATTTCTTACCAAAGAATCCATCACCAAAAAGAATTTCATATTTTTCATCTTCAATCTCCTGAAGTAAGAAAACTTCAGAGTCTTTAGTAATTTTAACGATATTATCAACTAATCTATATCTTCTACCATCTCCAATCTCTCCAGGTCTAAAAATAACACTTCTAATAGTTGATGTATCAATAAATGGATTATCTAAAATAAACTTTTGCTCACTATGACCACTAACTGTAAATGCTTTTGATAATAATGTTCCTTCATATACCTCAAACTGCCCAAAATCAGCAACTCCATTTACAACTGCCACTGTTCTATCCTCTGGAATAGCAAAAGCATATGTTGTTCCAGAAGAATCACCAGTACAAACTAGACCTTTTCTTAAAGTCAGTGTATTTCCATTGATAACACTACTTGGATCGCTAACAGTAAGACTTACTGTACCTTTTGCAGCAGTTCTTGATCTAGGAACATAACCAATATTTCTAGCAAGTGAAACAACGTTCTCTCTAAGAGTTGCAGAATCAATAAAAGACTCATTAACAACCATATTAGTGTTAAATGCAGTCTGATACGTATTATATGCTAATGTATCGATAAGAACCGACATGTTTGACCCTTCATAGTCAAAACCAGTAAAGTCGGTATTCGCTCTTAGGTAATCTTTAATAGAGGATTTGATATCCTCATAGTCTAAATTTGTAAACTTGTTAGATGGCATTATCTTGTCGCCTCTAGGATGAAGGAAATTGCTTGAGCTGAGGATGAATCCCCAATAATATCATAAAATATTGTTACTCCAAATGCATTTAGGTCGGGTCTAGAATCAACTTCTACACTAACATTACTAACTCTAGTTTCATATAACTCAATTGTATTCTTAATTGTATCAGCGACTACAGATGCAGTTGCATCATCAACCAAATTGAACAAAGTATCTCTTATTGGAGACCCAAATTGAGCATTAAAAAATTTTTCACCAGGAAGTGTAAAAACACAATTCTTAATTGCTGTTTTTATTGCATCTTCATTCTTAACAACAGTTAAATCATTCGTTACTGGGTGAGGAGTGAACGAAAAACTGATATCTTTGAACGATTTTGAGGTAATCCTATTAGAAATAGGCATATTATGGAGGCTTTAAATTTATTTATACGTATTAACGACAACTTTTTTTACAATTACTCAATTTCTCCACTTTTTTCGTCAATCCACTCGGTAACTGACCTCTCTTTTGGTGTTTCCCAGAAATATTCATCAGTATCTCCCAGTCTTCCCCAGTCTGTTCCTGCCTCAACTTGATATTCTATAGTAGAAACCTTAAAATCAGGTTTCTTTGGCATCTCAGGAGTGATAGAAAGGTCATATAAACGCATCCGATTGTTAGGATACAGTGCAAACTGCCCATTTTCGAGTGCTATACAGTTATGAGACTTGTGTTCTTGTGGAACTTCACTTACATTATTGTCTACTACGTCTGGATTTGCATGGTAATTGTCTAATGTAAACAAATATTGACCTTTAATGAACCCATGATCTCTTGTATATACCTCACAATCCATTGAAGAGACGAAACCTTTGTTGATTGCGACGACTCCATAGTCCATACAGTTCCAAAATTGTAGATTTTCGAGTGTCATATCAGGATCTGGTGCCTTTGGTGCTCTTACAAATGCACTAATAGGCAGTTTATCGAACATTGCACCGTATTCTGGTAGGTAAGTCTCAAAGTAAAAAGCGCGTCCAGGTATCGATTTTGCCGAAACCCAGACACCCTCTACAAATTCACCATGTCCGTCCTTATGATCTCGCAAATATTCCTTACGTACCCAAACTTTTTCGGCAGGAAGATTGCAAATTAGGTTCATCCTTGACCTCTAGAACGTTTTTTCTTGTTATTTCGGGAAGTTGCAGCATATTTTGTGTGTCTACCTGCCCCTTGTCTTGTTTTTTTCGGTCTACTTTCAATAGTTTTCACTTAATTACCTCTACATTAATGTCTTTTGCGTTAGGATGCCCCTTTTCATAGTACTGATGGGCAAGATCTTCAAGGGTATCGAACATTTCTTCCTCTGAAAGGTCTTTCCATGCCACTACACCCTTGATTGAAATGTTATATCTATCAGATAACTCTTGTTTTTTCATGTCCAACACGTATATTTGGGTCACACCAGATCTCAAAACCTGCTGCAATCGCATCTAAACAGAAAGAAACGTCTTCTCCGCACATATCTTGTACCTCTCCTGACTCAAATTCTTGCATTTTAGGAGCAAACCAAGGATATTTCATTTCTTCGTGTTCAAAAACTCCATTTTTGATGAGTACCCACCCAAATCCAGTGTAATCCACCGTGAAGGGCTTACGGCGCTTCTGCATACTTTCACCAGTTTCATGATTCATAACACCTCCATTGGTACGGAAGTCATTTTCTTCCAACCAGTGAGCAACAGAAGTTGTGCGTCCATCTTCGGTCATGTACCAACCTGCAGCAATATCCTTCTGCATAAGGACTAACTGTAAAAATTGTGCAGAGTTAAAGATAATATCACTGTCAATCCACAGTTGATAATCATACTTGAGTTTGCCATCCCATGGGATTTGGTTAGGACCACGGAGAACGTTTGCACCTAATACCTTACAACGTGCAAAGTTGACCATTGATGAGTAATCCTGAGAGATTTGGATACTCACACCCATTTGTACCAGATCAAAACATAATTGAACAAAGTTCTTCATGAATGCATATGAACAACCACGACCAGGTAGGCACAGTACAACTGCCTTTCCTTTTATAAGTTCTTTTGCTTTTTCGTAGTCGTATTCTATTTCTTTTTTCTTCCCTCCCTTAGTCGGAGTCTTTGCTTTTACAGTAAATCCTTTAGCCATAATTTGAGTAGGTTACATCATTATCATACTATAGTATGTAGTCATTGTCAATAAGACGATTCTTCGGTACACACATCTCCAACACATTCTGTATATGTTAGTTCTTCCTTAAAATATGAGTGATAAATTCTTCCCCATATTATATCAAATTCTTCTTGATTTAAGTTCTTGAATAAACATTTGTCATTCAAGTAAATGTGAAACGTTACGCTAGTTGTCGAAGTCATAAACCTCCTCTACTTTAATGTCCTCGAATGTGTACTTAATATCAAGTAAGTTATTATCAATGATTGTTTTAAGCATTGTAATTGTATTTTCTTTTTCTTCCTTAGAGAGACGTTCAAAAACTGCCTTTTCCTTAATCACAATATTGTACATTAGAATTCCTCTTCTTCATCAACAAATTTACAAGATAGTTCAACTTCTGATTTCAATGTCCATTCTACCACATCTCCTTCTTCCCATGTGAGATCCTTAAGGACTTCTTCTGGAATTGTAACATAGAGATCTCCTGTGAGATCATCTTGTTGAATAACTGCTTTACGAATGTGCTTCATTTGCTTTGTAATCTCTCCACAACTGTTGATGCTTGCATAGGTGCAACATCATTTAATCCATTAGCATCAAACCAAGGTGCGCTTTCCCAATCGAATCCTTCTCCGAATGTGTTATCAGGTGCCATCACATACCAATGACATTTTGCATCAGGTATATCAACGGCACATACTGCCCAGTCATCTGCCCATTGGGGTACTTGAACGTACATCACTGGTAAGTGATTTGCATGAGTGATTGTCGGAAATATAGTCAATGATATCATGAATACAAATCCCCAGAAAATCTGAGGTATGTATCTGACACTCATTGGTCTCTTATATACTTCCATTACATCGTGGTAGTTCATTTGTATCGACCCTCTATGAGTTTATATATGGCGGAAAATTTTTTCATTTGAAGTATATTTAAAGGTCGAATTGTCACCTCTGTAGGTTAGATGGTACCTACGCGATTAAACACACAATAAGAAAGGGGCATAAGGACTGCCCCTAACGTATTATTGGCACAGAGGGTATCCCTCAGCGTTGGTGTAATGTGAGCAACTGTGCCAGTGGTGTTGGGTCTTATATGGTCATAGGTCTCCACACATAAAGCGCATAATAATAAGTGATGCGCACCCTTGCATGACCAATGCCCAGAGGAGAGTTATAACTCCTCAAGCATTTCATCCATCTCACATGCGTTGATCTTTGAGTCGTCCCATCTGACTCCGTCCCCTGTGGTGTCTATGCCATAGTTAGCAAAGATCTCCAGTAGGTGTGACCAATCAAGTGCTCTGCGGGCGATGTCATAAAGTCCTTCATCAGACCCTATCCATAGAGCAGCGTTCCATGTTTCGTAGTTTGTCCAACCGTTATATTCTGTGTCTGTGTCGATTAGGTTTGCTTGATAAGTTGAAGTCATGAATGCTCCTGTGTGGTATGTACTTATTATAAGGGGTGATATAAACGTTGTGTATACGTTATGTGCCAGTTTGTGAAGTGGCATACTCTAATAAGTCATGCTCTCTGAATAGGTTATAATAGGTGTCGTTCATTAACCCGAACTCAAAAGACGTGTTTGCGTGTTGTTCGGTTACACCTTCATAACACTTAAGGATTTCATCGTAATTCATTAGTGCTTCCTCTGTCTGATGTATTCGCTGACTCTGTCGTTTAGGTCAGCGATTAATACGATTGATCCGAGTATTAAAAATGTTTCAATCATTGGCATAAGTCCTCAAAGCGTTTGTTTGCAAGTTCAATTTGTTTCTCTTCTGAGAGATAGGGGAAGCACTCTTGCACTTCCTCAAAAATGGATTCTAAAATAAGTTCGTTTTGTAGGCAACTCATTATGCGTACCTCCCTGCTGGATGTGGGTTTGATGGTGTACAACCGAATGATGCAAAAAATGCGTTCATCATTCCAACGTTAACCTCTGGGTCGTCAAAGTCAACTCCGCCGATATGGTCAACTCCCCATTCGCTGATTTCATCAATAAATGTTTGGAAATCTTCGCAAACGAATGCCATGTTCTCAAAGTTTTCTACTTCTTTGATTCTGTTAATAAGTCTTTGGGTTTTTGTCATTTGTGGAAACCTCATGTTTGTTATGTACTTATTATAAACAGTAGGGAGATTAAAATAAACCCCCCTTGTGCCACTTTGTTAACTGTCACA